CGCTGGGAGGGTCAGAGGTGCGGAGCCCGTATAAAATCGACTGGTGCGAGGATGTGAGGGTCGAGCGCTTCCCGACCCTGTGGATGCCCATGGCCATGGAGTCGATGCCGGGTAAGCTCGAGTACCTGTCGGAGGACTATGCTGCCTCGGTGCGAATGAGCCTGTGCGACATCAAGCACTACTCGATGAAGCCCAAGAAACAACTCAACCACTGGGGAGAGTTCCCCTATAGCTTCGCGCCTTATGCCGGGTGAGAAGCCAAAAAAGAAGCCGAGCATCGAGGACGTCGCCAAGGCAGCAGGCGTCAATTACCTCTACACCCAGCGGGTGCTGGCAGGTAACACCGAGATACCCCAGGCAACGCAGGAGAAGGTGTTCAATGCGGTCAAAGAGCTTGGGTACGTCAAAACCCACCACCCAAACCAACACTTCAACAACAAGCTGACTCAGGAAAAGGCCGATGCTGTTGTCGCTGGTATCCTCGAGAACAAGTCCGTTGAGAAGATCGCGGCAGATACCGGGCTAAGCACTACGACTGCATTTAAGCTGATCCGAGGCGTTAAGGTCCCTGTCGATTATCCTGAGAACGAAGAGGACTGGCGGAAAGACGTGACCGGGTTCCTGGAGGTTGCCATCTGGAAAGGGACCAAACGATTGGCCGAATCCTCTATTAACTTGATCGATGATCGGGGACTTCCCGTAGCGGTCGCTGTGCTTACCGACAAACTCGCTGTAATTAAGGGCCAGCCTACCTCAATTCACCTCGCAATGACGGCCTCGGTGAACCATCGGGATCTCATGCGCGATCTCAAGGAGCGTGATGTGACGCCTGTGAACGACGAGCAGATCCCGGATGGTGCGTGACGTTTCCGGGTATGATAAAATGGATTATCAGTCCTTGACCAGATTCCCTGAACTTAACCGAGGGTTCGATTCCCTGCTCGCAGCATTGCCCCTGTTTGCAGGGCTTTCGCGCTGCATCGACCGTCAGTGCTAACGTCAGTGCTAACAAATGGTTCGATTCCAGCCCCATCCACCCCCGCGGCGACCAAGCAGACACAAGGCAGCATAGGCACCGGGGGAGGGGGTCAGGCAATCCGCGGCAACGCTAAAAGTCGACGGGTTCTCTAAAGCGAAAAATATTAACAAATGACCACCCCTCTCTGCCTCACCTGCAACAAGCCCTTCGAGATCATCAAGCAGCGCACCGGCCCCAATCAAAAGCGCTTCTGCTCCACCGCCTGCAACGACATCTGGTGGAACGAGCAACCACTGCACCCTGTCATCCCTCGAGTCGACGCCTCGCACCCCCGTGCCGTTGAGTTACGGCTCAAGCGCACGCAATTGGTCCTCCTGGAGAAAGCCGACCCATACACCTACGGCTACATCCCGGACCATTGGGAGATTGCCAACGCGCAGTACGGGGCCACCCAGGAGCTATTGGTGAGCGGCGGCAATCGTGCCGGCAAGACGCTGTGGGCTGCCCGGCGGGTGGTGCAGACGCTGTTGGAGAAGGAGAACGCCAGTGTGCTCTGCTGCCACACCAGCCACGCCACCTCGGTCACCGTGCAGCAGCCCGCCATCTACAACTACCTGCCTGTCGCACTACGGGCCACCAAGAAGGGCCGCATCCACTACCTGAACTACAGCCGGAAGAATGGGTTCACCGACGGCTCATTCATCCTGCCTAACGGCTCACGCTGCGACTTCCTGAACTACACGCAATCGGAGAACACCATCGAGGGCCGGGAGGCAGATCTGATTTGGTGCGACGAGCTGGTGCCGCAGAGCTGGGTGGAGACGCTGCGGTATCGGTTGATTACAAGGCGGGGCAAGCTCCTGGTGACGCAGACACCGCTCGAGGGCGTGGCCAGTGTGTACAAGGAGTTCACCGCGGGAGCGTTGGTGAAGGAGTGGGGCTCTGGGGAGCTGCTGGCCGGGAAGCAGGGCCTGCCTACGTGGCCTGTGGGCAAGGCGCCCAGGGTCATGGAGCAGCCGTCGACCAAGAGGAAGACGGTGTTCTTTTACTCGGAGGACAATCCCTACAACCCGTTCGACGAGATGAAGAGCAAGCTGGTGGCCTCGCCCATGGGCCAGGTGCTGACCCGGGCCTATGGGTGGGCCTCGGATAATATCGGGCGGGCCTTCGCACGGTTCAGGCCGGATGTGCATTGCATCGAGGCATCCGCGGTGCCACCCGGGGGCACGCTGTACATGGTCTGCGATCCGGCGGGCGCCCGTAATTGGTTCTGCCTGTGGCTAATGGTCTACGAGGACGGTCGCCGGATTGTGGTGCGGGAGTTCCCGGACTTCAGCAACTATGGCGAATGGGTGCTGCCTAGTGAGAAGCCCGACGGCAAGGCCGGGCCAGCGCAAACACTGGATGCGGGCCGGTCGATCTCGGAGTACCGGAATCTGTTCCGGACGATTGAGGCCGAGCTGGGCTATGGGGAGCCCGTGATGCGCTTGATAGACCCCAAGGCCGGTGGCAGCCCGGCACTATCGGAGCAGGGCGGGACAACGCTGATTGATCTATTGGCAGAGTCGGAGAACCCACTCGATGAGCCCATGGCTTTTGTACCTGCCCCAGGCGTGCCTGTGGATCAGAGGACGAGTGCGATCAATAGCCTGCTGTCCTACGATGCCACGCAGCCTCTGACGCCATTGAACGAGCCATCGTTGTACGTTACCAAGGACTGCAGCAACCTGATCTATGCGCTCTCGGAGCATACGGGCCGGGATGGGCAGAAGGGCGCGAGCAAGGACCCCATCGACTGCCTGGGAATGCTTTTGGTCTCCGGTCTTGCCTTCGTAGGTCACGGGGGCTTTGATTGCCGCGGCGGCGGTGGATACTAAAAGAAACGATCATGCAAGGCGATTCATACAAGCAGGCGACCGACGTGATGGCACGGGTCGGCGACGAGCCCAATGTCAGCGCACTGACCGAGGAGCTGCGGCGCTCGGCCACCGACTACGGCGTCTATGCCCGGGTCGAGAATGTCGAGAATGTGCGCTACTGCCGGTGGAACGGTCAGACCGACGACGGCAAGAAGTGGAACGATGCCAACCGCAATGCCCCGGCGTTCCCCTGGGACGGTGCATCCGACACCCGCATCCCGTTGGCCGATGAGGTTTGCAATGGCCTTGTGGACCTTTGCAGCACCAGCTTCTGGCGCTCGATGCTCCGGGTCAGCCCCACCAACATCAGCCAGCTCGACCAGGCTGTGACCGCGCACAACCTGATGGACTGGACGGTCAATGCCCGGATGTACAACGACCTCACCCGTGAGGTGGAGCTGCTCTCGCAGTACCTCTGGACCTACGGCTGGGCGGGTGTGCACGTCACCTGGCAGCAGGAGATGGGGCAGAAGGAGCAGTACCTGACGATGGACCAGGTGATGGCGCTGGCTGCGCAGTCGCCCGAGGGCTCGGTGCTGGCGGACTTCCCCAACCTGATTGCCAATCCCGAGGCCGACGACCAGAGCGCCGAGCTGATGATGGCTGCCTTCCCGAATCTCAAGAAGCGCCGGGCCTTGAAGGCAATCCGGGAACTGCGCGACGAGGGCGAATGCGACTTCCCGGTTCCGACGATGGTGACCAACAAGCCCATGGTGGCTGCCTTGGCGCCCTGGGACGAGCTGGTCTTCCCGCCCGAGACAACCGACATCCAGTCCGCACGGGTTGTTTTCCGCCGGTTCTACATGACCGAGGCCGAGCTACTGAACAAGGTCGAGGTCGAGGGCTGGGACGCCGAGTGGGCGCAGGAAGCGATCAACACGATGGGCAGGTTCAGCGACTACGCTGCCTTCACCTATGGCGCTGTCGGCCTGGCCGAAAACTCGGTGCTCGACCGCGAAAACCTGATTGAGGTGGTCTATAGCTACCAGAAAGCCATCGACTCCGACGGCATCCCGGGCGTGTTCTACACCGTCTTCAGCCCTCAGGTGGGCGACAAGTGGGGCTACTTCGAGGCTCTGGACTATGCGCATGGGCAGTACCCGTTTGTGGTGTGGCGCTCCGAGCTGATCCACCGCCAGATCACCGAGAGCCGCGGTGTGCCCGAGATCTGCGCTACCTGGCAGCACGAGGTGAAGGCCCAGCGCGACTCGATCTTCGACTACACGAGTCTGGCCACCCTACCCCCCATTGAGGTCCCGAAGACTCGGGGCGGCAACCTGAAGATCGGGCCGGCCATCCAGATCCCGGTGCTGCGCCGCGGTGAGATCGGCTTCCTGCAACCGCCCGCCCGGGAACCCAGCGTTGCCTTCCAGCTCATCGCAGCCATCGAGGCCCAGACCGACCGCTACTTTGGTCGACCGACCGAGAAGGTCCCCCCGGTGATCACCCAGATGCGCCAGCAGCGCCTGATCAACAACTGGCTGCACGGCTGGACCGAGGCCTTCCGCCAGGTGCTCGCACTCACCCTGCAGTACATCGGGCCCGCCGAGATCCAGCGCATCACGGCATCGGCCACACCGCTCCCGCAGGACGTGCAGGACTTCGACGTGATGCTGAAGTTCGACATCCGGGAGTTAAGCACCGACCTCGTGACCGAGAAGTTGAAGGCCATCAGCACCCTGGTGCTGCCTCTCGACACTGCCGGCGTCATCGACCGGGCAAAGTTGATCTCGGTGGCTCTCCGGGCCATCGACCCGACCCTGGCAAGCGAGCTGGTCATGCAGCAGGGCCCTGCCGCGCAGAAGATGTTCAACGAGACCAACGACGAGATCGCGCTGATGAGCCTCGGTAATCCGCCCCAACTGCGCGAGAACGACCCCACCGCGGCCATGCGCCTGCAGTTCAGCCAACAGGTGCTGCAATCCAACCCGAAATACCAGGCCCAGCTCCAGCAGGACCCGCTCTTCCAGGCCAACCTGCAAAAGTACATCGAGAATCTGCAGTTTAGCGTGCAGCAACAACAGAACGCCATCACTGGCCGCCTTGGAGTACAATGAAACTCAACGACGAACAGCTCTCAGAAGCCCTGTCAGTGTCCGAGGAGCACCCGGTGCTTAAGGCTATGGGCCAGGTTATTGACGAGACACTACGGGATGAGGTGTTGAACGCCATCATGCCATCACTTTCAGCGGAAGACCGCGCCTATAACGCAGGCCGGGCTGCCGCTATCAAGGATCTCATCGCACAAATCAGTGCGTTAAGAAATGGGAGGGACTTGACTTCTGGTCAATTCTAGGCTCTCACTCAACAACGGCTTCTTGGTTGGCCTTAACAACCATGGTTGCAGCACACCCGGCTTGCAGGGTCTAAAAGCATGGACATCCAGACGACACAGGAAGCGAACCTGTCTAAAAACACGGCACAGCCCCCACTCAACCCGATGCAGTTCGACGAATCGGCGTTGGCCAAGCTACTGAAGTCACGCTTCAGCGGGGAGGAAGAGAAGGCAGCAGCCGTCGATCAACCAACGCCGGAGCCGGAAGCCACTTCAGTGGACGATCAGGCCGAGGATGCGGAGCCGACCGCAGAACAAACGGACGCTCAGGCCGAGTCGCCTGAGCAGGATGTTCTTTCCGAGACCGAAGAGAACAGCGACGAGGAATCGCTGGGCTTCCGCAAACGCATCGACAAGCTCACGCGCCAGAAGAAAGAGGCGCTGGAGAAGGCCGAGGCGCTCGAGCGGGAGCTCAATGATGCCAAGACCAAGCTGGAGCAGAGTAGTGCCGAGAGGCCTGCGCCGATTCAGTCCGCTGCAGACCCGTTCGCAGATGTCTGGGAAGTGTCGAAGCTCAACGATGAGTGGACCAAGGCCCGGAATCTTAAGCGGTGGTGCGAGGACAACATCGACGGCTGCGAAATAGAGGGCAAGGAGTACAGCGCGGAGGACGTGAAGCAGATCAAAAGGCGTGTAGAAGACGCCATCGACCTGCACATCCCAAACCGTGCTCGCTTCCTGCAGAACTATCAGCAGATCAAGCCTATCGCGGAACAGCTCTACCCATGGTGGAAAGACCGTTCGGCTGCCGAGTACACCGAGGCGCAGGCCGTCCTGCGGCAACTGCCGCAGATTGCCTCACTTCCGGAGTACCAGGTGCTGGTCGGTGACTTCATTGCCGGGCGCAAGTTGCGTCTGGCTCAGGAGTCCGCCAAGGGCAAGCCATCTGCCACCCGCCCAATGGCCAAGGCACCCAGTCAGCCCGGTCGACCGACCGCAATCCCTGCAAAGAAGGATGCGGCCAAGGTCGGTCTGGAAGCTGCCAAGTCGAAGTTCACCAAGTCCGGGACGACCACCGAATTAGCCCAAGTACTCAAGAGGATGTTCTAAACCATGCCCCTGCTCCAAGAAAACCAAGCCGGCACAACGCCGCTCGCTAGCACGTCAGCCATCCGCGAAGATCTTGCGGACTACATCGCCATCGTCGACGCCAAGTCGACCCCGTTCGTGTCCATGGCCCCTAAAGGCAAGGACATCGGGAATATGCAGTTCTCGTGGCAGGTCGACAATTACGCTGCCCCGACGATGGGTGGCGTGGTTGACGGCACCGACGTGACCGTTGCCAGCGCTGGCAACCCGGTGCAGAACCGGACCCGCCTGAACAACTACGGCCAGGTGTTCCGCAACGACTTCCGCATCGGCTTTATTGCCGAGACGCAGAACGTGGCCGGCGTGAGCGACGAGCTCGCAAACGGCATTGCTAAACGTCTCGTGGAGCTAAAACGCTCTATGGAGGCGACCTTTATGTGCACCAATCAGGCTGCGCAGACCGAGGTCAGCACCTCTGACCCGTACCTCACCGGCTCGCTGGGCAACTGGCTGACCAGCACCAACGCCGCCAACATCGGCGCGTGCGCTTCCGGTTCTCAATTCCTACCGGCTTCCGGTGCGATAGATACCACGGCCAGCGCCTCCTTTACCGAGGCGACCGCCCAAAACGTGCTGACGGCTGTCTACGGCGTGACCGGAACATTCCGGGATTATGACTGCATCTTGGGCACCACGCTCAAGCGTGCGTTCACCAACCTGACCGCCTCTGGCACGACCCAGGTTGCCAACACCAACAGCATCGCTGCGACCAGCGTCCGCACCTTCAATCAGGATCTGTCGACTGACACCTTCAAGGCGTCGATTGACGTCTTCGAGGGCGACTTTGGCCGCCTGATCCTGCACCCGTCGACCTTCATTGGCGGCAAGAACGGCACCGCGCTGTCTTCGCAGGCCTACAAGGGCTACGTCATCCCCATGGACATGGCCGAGGTCCGCTACGCCAAGCTGCCCCAGGTGAAGTCTCTGCCTGACGCTGGCGGTGGCCCTGCCCGCCTCGTTGAGGCCATTGCCGGCTTGGTGGTCAAAAACCCGAGCGGCTTTGGTATGTTCAACGGCGCTAGCTAGTCTTAGTTTCAACGGGGGAGGTCCACTCCGGGCCTCCCCCCTTTCCTTTCTCATGTCTCACAATTCCGCCACCTCCGTACTCGCCAACGCTCTCGACGACCTGCCCGGCGAACTGCGCCGCGCCGTCATCAAGGAGTTCCAATCCGGCATCCAGAAGGATTGGGTGCAGGCTGGCATCCAGCAGAAGCGCATCGCCAAAGACTCCGAAAGGGAGACCCGCGCCATCGACGGCATCGGTCGCTTGCGGATGCGGATCGACCCCACTCTCTACCATGCCTGGGGCACCAAGTACGGGTACGATTGCTGGAAGGATTCCCAATTTTTGAAAGAGGTCGAGCGGGATAACCCCGAGGTGCGAGTGCGCTGCGGGGCTACACGCTTGCAGGTTGGTTTTACAGGTGGCACAAAACGCAGCAGTCAGAAGTTCACCCTATGAATGTCGGATCAAACCGCCAACTGGCCGGCGAATACGGTGGCCGGTACATCGACGCCTCCGCGGGCACCGTGACCGGCAACTGGATGGAGATCCACGCCGTCGCCACGTCCATCCTGGGCGCCGTCTCGTCCAACATCACCAACTTCCCATCCGGCGTGACCATTCAGGCCGGAGACTCGATCTCGGGCGTGTTCACCTCGGTGGCTGTATCCTCCGGGGCGATCATCGCCTACAACCGCAAGTGGGTCTGATATGCGTCTCGGACTAGGCCTAGGACTCGGCGTGCAGCAAGCCCTCGGTGGGGCTGGCGGCGGCGCCGACCTGCCTATCATCCGGCGCGACCTGCTGCAGGAGGACGACTTCTTCGTTCTCCTGGAGGACGGCATCGACAAGATCGTCATCACTTTCGGAACCTTTGATTCCCTGCTGCTTGAGGACGCCTCGTTCCTCCTGCGGGAGGACACCGGCAAACTCATCATCCAAGCTAACTGACCCATGCCAGACACAAAAATCACGGCCCTAGCGGCCATCACCACGGTTGATCCGGCAGCGGACGTGCTGCCGATTGTCGACATCTCGGACACGTCAATGGCGGCCTCTGGCACGACCAAGAAGATCACCAGCAACCAGATCCTGGGAGCCGGCGGCACCGCCACCCTCGCCAGCGCCACCATCACCGGCGACCTGACGGTGGATACCAGCACGCTTAAGGTGGACAGCGCGAACAATCGGGTGGGTGTTTTGACCGCAACTCCCGGTTATCCTCTTCATGTAAACGGAACAGATGCGACAAATGTTCTGTTTAATGGGGCTACTAAAGGTGTTCGATTTGTAGCATCTGCATCTAAGTATTCAATCACTGGTGTTGATAATACTGGTGCAGCTACGTTTCAACCTCTCGCAATAGGAGGTGCTAGTCTTGAGTTCCAGATTGGATCAACAACTCATTTTGCGATTGATGCGTCCGGCATCGCCACATGGTCCAACGTCGGCGGAGTCGCTGGCACCGCCATGACCCTGAACTCCACGGGGCTGGGCGTGGGGGGAAGTCCGACCAATAATTTGGCCGTACAGACGAGTTCTGCAAAAGGTGGCATTCACATCAACTATTCTGGAAGCACAATCGGTCTGCTTGGCATTGTTAATCCCGGAGTCAGCAACAATACGATCATTGGATCAGTATCGAACAATTCGCTCGAATTGATGACCAACAATTCGACGAAAGCCACCATCGACACCTCCGGCAACGTCGGCGTGGGGGTTACGCCGAGTGCGTGGGGTAGTTCGCTAAAGGCGTTTGAAATTGGTGCTAAAGGAAATGCACTGTTCACCACAACCTCTGTTGTTGACGGGTTGTTCATGGTGAACAATGCGTACTATGACACCGCATACAAATACGCGGCTAATGGTTACGCTTCCAGATACACACACTATCAAGGAGCGCATCAATGGTTCACCGCTGCTTCCGGCACCGCTGGCAACGCCATTACCTTCACCCAAGCGATGACGCTCGACGCGAGCGGGAATCTGTTGGTGGGTCTTACTGCTGCCGGAACCACCGCTGCCAAGACCATCCAGATTGCCGATGGCACCGCCCCTACGGCAAACGTTTCTGGCGGCCAGCTCTACGTCGAAGCCGGTGCGTTGAAGTACCGTGGAAGCTCTGGCACTGTCACCACGCTCGCTAACGCCTAATCCATACCACCATGAACATCTCCATTGTCTGGATCATCGAACGCCTTCTCGTCAAACCGACCGAAGGCTCCCTCACCGATGTCGTCATCACCGCCGACTGGCGTTGCAACGGCACCGATGGCACCTACAGAGGCACATGCTACGGCAGCGCGTCGTTCGCGCCTCCTAGCGAGAACTTCACTCCGTATGATCAGTTGACCGAGGCGCAAGTCTTGGGCTGGTGCTTCGCCAATGGTGTCGATCAGACCGCCATCGAAGCCAACGTCTCCGCGCAGATCGAGAATCAGATCGACCCGCCGGTTGTCGTTTTGCCGCTGCCGTGGGTGCCGGTGCCGCCTCCGGTGCAGCCTGAGGTTGAAACCGTTGCTCCGGTCGCTGATACTGCCGCCGCATGATCAAGATCGAACTCACCACGGAGCAGGTGAACAGCCTGCTTCAACTTATCGACATTGCCATCAAGGCCGGTGGCTACCAGAACGCCAAGGTCGGCGTTCCTTTGGCCGATATCATCCTCGCAGCAGCCCAACCTAAGTCAGAGTAGCCAATGACCAACGATTCATCGACCAACGCCGTCACTGTAGCCATCAGCGCAGCCGCTGGCCTGACCGCTGCATCGTTGGCCCCTATCCTCACCCAGTGGGTCCAGCTAGGAACCGCCGTGCTGGGGTTCCTATGCATGGCCTACGGCACCTACAAACTGTTTTTCGGAAAATGAATCCCAACATCGCATCCCTCATCCGCCACGGCCTCACCGCCGCCGGCGGTTTTGTCATCGCCCGCGGCCTCGC